CATAACACTGTGCAATACCATATGACTCTACAAGGGCATCAGCAGCCCACTGCTCAACGTTTAGATTCATGTTAGACTTCTGCTCATACCGTTGCAAGTAAAACTTGTTAAACCTACTGAGCAAAGCCATTCGGTCTTTGCGATCAGCCATTATTCTGAGATTTCAGATTTTGCTTCTTGAATCTTCTCTGTAAGTTTATCTTCTACAAACTTATAGACACGACTAAAAGCCTCATCTACATTTTCGCCTTCACGCTTTGAATCTACAATACCCAAATCAAGGCGTAGTGACTGAAAATTTCCTAGATTAAGTGTATATCCAAGTGTTACAGATACCTTTGTGTTGTCGTTTTCCATTATCCACCCATTCAATAATTAAATAGATTCACTCCACACTGGAATAAATCGTCCATCTTCTGTCTTCGTATATGTAAGTATACCGTCTCCCATTCGCCTTGTCAACTCTTGGCTTGTAGGAGTCATGTTGTTTGTTATTAATTTATCTTTTCTTGGCTGTCCAATATGTATAGTTGAAAGTATAGCACAAATCTCTCTAACGTGGTCTTCTGAGTAGTATGCTCTTATTTGAAAACCTGTTTTACCATCAATGCTAGATCCAACTGGTGGAGGAATGACTCCTCGTTTTATTAATCTTGGCATATATTTTCTATGACGATTAACTAACTTGGCAGTCTCTGCAATTGTGTATGCTCTTTTTCTATTTTTTCTAAAGTCAGAACGTAGACAAGTCTCTAATCTATCTTTGTTAATATTATAAACAGTTACCATACCTGTTGATCTAGAACTGTGATGAAGTCTTACTAAGTCTCCATTAAGGAACCAAATCTTTTTACCGCCAGTAATTACAGGTTCGCTATTATATGCTTCGCTCTGAATTTTTCCTTTTGCAGTAGCCATTTTCCCTCCGCAGATTCGCTAGGTGGATGATAAAACTTTCTATTTCCACACTTTACACAATATGTTTCTAGGTGATCTATGTTTGAATGTATTCTATCAACAAACATCTTTCCTTCGCATCTTTTACATGTCATGTTAGTTTGGTACACCAATTGCAATCACATTAACACCAACTGATGCGGTTCCAGAAGTTCCAAACTTTACGATAAACTGAACCTCTGAAGTTGTAATAGAAGTTATTACAACACTTGTGTTTGATCCAGCAGTCGTACCACTGATATTTACAATTGATGCAGTAGCAATTGGAGGAAACTTGAAGTTAGAAAATGTTACAGAGTAAGACTTTTCCTGACCTGCAGTTACTGTTTCGTTATTTGCAATTGATTTATATTTTCCAACAAACTTTGTGTCTGAAGTTTTTAAACTCTTTTTTTCTGCTCCAACTACGTCAACATCTGTATAGTTATATGTTGCATCAGAAATAGAAGTAGAAAGGTCATTTACAGCCTCTGCTAACTGATAAATATATGTAACATCAAGAGGTTGTCCTCTTTCTGGTAGTGGTACTTTTGCCATTTTATTCCTCCTATTAGATTATATCAAAGATTGCGATCCAGAATCAAAGATTCCTAGTCCTGCTTTTATTTGTTTTTTAGATGACGCTAGTTGTATTTTTACACGTACAGTTGTTGTTCCTTCATTTAAAAAAGAATATGAGTGAACTGCCGATGTACCGTGCCAAAAAAATGGGTTTCCATTAAAACTAACAAATACATCATATGCTGGATGAAGGTTTTCATCTCCCCATACTGCTGTAATTATTTCTTCACTTATTGACAATGCGCCAGTTGTTCCAACTACGCTAGTGCCATTGGAGTTATATATTGGAGACCAGTGAGAAGTTCTGTTTTTATCTTCAGAAATAATTCTATATCTTGTATTATATTTTAAAGTATCAAAATCAACTGGTGGTAATGATGATTTTAAAATTCTTGTTTTTTTAATATTTGCATCAGCCATTATGTTACACCAATAGAAAATCTAAATTCAATATAATTACTTGTATTTGGTGATTTGATAATAGTTGTAGCAGTATCATTTTTAATAACTGAATAACCTGTTAGTCCATACAAAGGATTTGTTGTTGCAATATTTTCAAGTCTCATAGCATCTAAAGCAATATAGTAATCAGATGAAGGAAGTGGTCCTCCACTAATACCAGTGTCAATAACACAAGCATAAATTTTAACTACGGTAACTGCTTCCCAAGTAAAGTTTTGAGTTGTATAAAGTTCTTGCAGTTGTTTCTTTACTACAAAATATCTATTTGTTTCAAAGTCATATCCATCAAAACCATTTTCAATATCAACTTCAAATCTTGCATACACATTTGGTTCTGCAACATCAGTGCCAGCAAAATCAATCAATATTCTAATTGTGTCTGGAACTGCTACAGAGTCTCCATCTTTATTAACTAAAGAAAAAGCAAATCTTAGTTCATCTGTTGGAGAGTTTTTAGAAAAATCAACATTTGGTGCAGTTAAGTGTATATGGTTTGATCCAGGCTCAATAACTATGTGGTCAACTCCACCAGAGCCTCCACCATCTAAACTTAGATCTGAATCGTCTCCTTGAATTAGGATAGTGTTATTTAAAAACCTTGCACGCTCATATCTTTCAAGACGATTTGTTTTATAAAAGATAGAGTTATCTGCATTTGTTTGAAACACTCCATCTGTTGCAATAACATTATCATCTTCTGGATCATCTAAAGGAACTGATACTGTTGGTATTGCTAATGCTGCATTGGCAGTATGATGAATCCAGGTTTCTCCCTGTGCAAAAGAAAATACAGTCTTACTGTCGTTAGCACCAGCAGATGGATTTGACCCTGCAGAGTATAGACCTACCTCAGTTATTTCATATCTTTCTTCTGTTGGTAGTTCTGCTGTTAATACTATCTTATCTATACCGTTTTCATTTATAAAACCTCTAGAGGAAATTGGTACTCTAAACATCTCAAAATCTAGGTTTGTTTTTGTTGCAAAATTATCGGCAACATCTTCTGTCTGTAATGGCTCTGGACCACAGCCAACTGCAAGATATGAAGCATAGGCAGGAGCCTGCCCTAGCATATATTTTCCGATTATACTCTTACCTTTATTTGTAATCATGATACAGTTTCTCCAAAGTTCGCTTCATATATTGTACCATTTATGGCGATTTGAACCTCTATCTGTTCATCATTATTCATATTAACAGTCTCAATAATTAAATCTCCAGTTGCCTCTTCAATATAAACATTTTCACCATTAACCCCGTTTCCCTCAAGAGGAACCTTTTCTTCAAACTTAATTGCAAAGTTAGCAAAATATGTATCTGAGGTAGACTGTAGCCTTAAAATATTATTTGGGTTATATCTTTGCTGTACCAATCCAAGATTTTTAATTGGTGAATAAGACACTCTTTGGCCATTTATAATGTCGTTTCTAGAAACACTGAGCAACTCATGACCACCAATATCTTCAAATATTAAATCTGTCATAATTTCTACAGACATAGACTGATCATCAAAAAGAACAGTGTCTATTGGCGCAGTCTTTGTTGGGGGTGTAGAGTATGCCGTTACTACTGTTGCGTTTGACGGAGTTTGTGGAACTGGAGATACTGTCATTTTAAACCTCACTCAAATAGATTGTCATGTTTGGTCCACTTTCTGATCTTTGATACTCTATATTATAAACTACAAACCTAGAAGAATCTTTAGAAACTAAGTCTAAGCCAGAAGAATCCTTGTAATTTATGGTTACAATGTCTCCAAGTTGTAAAGTTGGAATGCTAAATATATTCATTCCAACAGATTTTTTAGGTACCATTAACTTATTTATAATCCACTTCATCATTGCATCTGCATCATCTTGTGTTTGAATATAAGGACTATCAATACTAAACTCATTTTTTCCATATGTTAGTCTACTTAACTTTATTTCATCATATCTTGATTTTTCAACCAATGGAGAGTATGTTAGTGTGCTTCCAACTAGTTCTGGGTCAGATAGATTACCACGCTTCTTAAAGAATTCATCTACGGTTAGTTCATGAGTTGTATCTTGTGTAAATGTGATTCCCTGAATTCTTAAAAAGTTTCCAGTTGTTTCATCTAGGTTTAAGGCTTTGTCTGTTGAATTAAAGATTAAAAATTCTGCACCATATGAGTCTGCATAAAATCCAGATGTTGTGTACCCTTTTATATTATTAAATGTTGGTGAAAGTTTTGCATAAAGTGCTGGGTATGCACGATCATATTTAATGTCAAAATATGCACATTCACGCATAATAGAACCAAACTCTTCAAAATACATGTCATACTTTGGTGGCTGTTGTGCACTAATTCCAGATAGATATGTTGACTGAACAACACCGCTCATTGCATACTTTCTAAAAGATTCTGTAACATCAATCTCTTTATCTCCAAACACCTGACCCAAAGTTTCATTTACAGTAAACACTGTGTTTTGGCTGTAATTTTTAGATAGAGCATATATATTTTCAAACATACACTTTGATGATCCACGCACAAATAATGCCATATTGTTATATGTTGGAAGTGGGTCTGTGTCATCTACAACCTTTATTAGTTGGTTGTTTATATATAGATAGAATCTTCTAGTATTTCCTATGTCAATATATTCTACTGATAAGTCATATACCGTTGAATTTTCTTCTCCAGCAAGTCTTTGCTGCCCAGTAAACTTTCCATCATCAACAATAATCTTTGATAGTCCGCCCCAAAGTTTTACTGGTATTGCATCTGAGTTGGAAGAGTCTTTTTTAATTTTATAGAATACAACATTGTTTACTGAAAATTGTGCATTATTATTTTCATCAACCTTAAGATATGAGTTTATGTTATCTTCAGTAAGTGCAACAATTTCAAAGTAATACCCATTGTTTGTTTCTGGATTTAACAAAAATGCTAGGCCTCCAGAACCACCACCTATATTTATATTCTGGTCTGGTTGATTTCCAGATAATTGATAGTATGTAACGCTTCCATTTGGAGACTGTGTTCTAGTTGTATTATTTTCAATTTTACCAACAATTCTTAATCTTGTTCCAAAGTGCTTATATGCATTGTCTAAATTTTTGTAAACATAAGATACAAAGTTTAGTGGTGTTTCTGTTGTCTTAAATGATGGACCATTAAAAACTAATGCAGATGATTGAATTGTTCCTGTTTGGGTTGAAGGCAAATTGTTGACTTCTGTTTCACTTAAATAACTTGTAGCCATAAAGTTTTTTATAATGCTGTTTCTTGTTGATTGTTTTGCAACTACATTGCTTACTCCTGCTGCTGCAACAGTAGTTGCAGGAAGTGTAGAGGCAAGATCAGCATCTAACTTTGTACTAAATAGATATTGAGACTTCATATTTAATCCACGAACATTGTCGTTATTCGTCCAATAGTTATTTATTCCAGCAGAATGTGAAACTATCTGAGTTCCAAATTGTCCACGCCCATGGTCAACAACTGCACCGTTTTGTAGTCTTGTTATTCCATCTACTGTCTCATAGTTTGGAGTTGCATAAATTCTTACAAGGCCTGTAGGATATATTTTTCCATTAAAAGGTATTGATGCAAAATACTTTTGATACTCTTGATTACTGCTAATCCAAACTTTTCCAGTTCCAGTGATATCAAACTCTGAAGCATCATATCTAATAACTTCTCCATTAGAGTATAGGTATCCGTTGTATCGTGTTAGCCAATATACATTTTCTCCAAGATCTATAATATTATCCGTAAGAACATTACCAACCACAACTGGTGCTGTTCCAACTAGATCTGAGTTTAATGGCATTGCTCCTAATACATAACTACCCTGTTTTGAGGCAAGTTCATTTATTGTTTTTGTATTTTCTGTTCCAGCAACTTCCCACAAAAGGGATGGCTTATATATCCAAGTTTTTTCTTTATCAATCATTGTAGATTGACGAATTGATCCGTAAGATCTTTGAATATATCTAGTTGTATAGTTAATCTTTCCGTCATTGTAAATCTTTTTGTCTTGTGATGCAATAGCAATAATGTTTGGAAGTTTTCCAGAACTAGAATTTTCAACTACTCCAGAATCAGTTTGATTATTAGATCCAGATAAAACAAAATCTGTTTGTCTTTGAGTTGCTGTAGGCATTAAGTAGTCTTTACTCATTACTACAAAATTGTTATATTCATCAAAGAACATTGCACTTTGAGTTGATACCGCTAATTGATTTAAAACTTCTGCAACATTTTGATCTGGAGCAACAAAAAAATATGGAATTATGGGATCTGACTCATCTGCTACACGTTTAAATGTATAGTTGCTAAACCCAATATAATCAAGAAGCATTGATATTGCATAACTTAATGATGTCTGTGTTGTAAGGAGTCTAGGAGCAGGCATTGATTCTAAAAAGAAATAAAAATCTCTTAACTCTATTGACAACTTTGCTGCAGTTACGTCTGCTTGAGGAAATCCTTCTGAGTATAAAGTTTTAATTGGAACAGAATACTCATCTCCTGCAACATCTAAGATTGATTCATAAAAAAGAAACTTTATATTTTTTCTAATATACTTAGCAACAATGCTAGATATGTTGTTTTCATTAAATGCTTGATCGTCATCAAAAAGAGATAGGGTTCCAGTAGACGCAAGCAACTGTCCAACTGGAAGAGATGTAGTTCCTATGTCAGATAAAATCTTCTTAATGTTAAAATCAACAACCTTATCTGATATATTTACAACTAGTCTAGGAGACATCTCAATTAAATCAAAGGTTGAATCAAACTTATTCATTGTTTCCGCTACTACTCTTATGCCACGAATATATGCAAACTCTCTATATGTGGTTTGGTTTTGTGCATCATTAGTAAATAAATCTGGGCTTGTTAGGTCTGTAATGAGTTTTGATGAACGGTTTAAAACTCCAGTTCCAAGAATCCAGCCATACTCAGGAACAAAAGAGTCGTACTCTTCATCTAGTCCATTCCAGATATATAAGGTTCCACGATCATTTGTATTTTCAACAACTAGGTATCCATCTCCATTTAGTGATTGTTCTGGTAATAAAGTGATAGATCCTATCTTTTCAATAAAGGTATATGAATCTTTATATGCATCTGGTATATTTAATCCATATTCCAGTTCAACATATCCATCTTCTGGAATAATTGGTGATCCACCATCACGAATAGAGTTTTCGTTAAAAGAATAAGCATCAACCCAGTTGTCTTCATTTAAGTATTGAATCTTCCATCTAAGTGGAGTTGTTTTATTTGTCGCACCGTATAAAGGATCTGCAAAAGTTTTTCCATCTTTTATAAAATTTCCAAGGTCTGCAGTTCCAACATTTGTTTGCATTTTTACTACAAGTCTGTTTGCTGGAACCTTTTCCTTATAAACTACAAAAGGAACAGCATCATCAATATAATTTAATCCATTAGATACATTTTTTGCAATTCCTCTTTCAACATTATTTTCTGTTCTAAAAGATGACCAATATCTAAACTGGTCATATCTTGAGGCCATGTAGTATCTTGGTCTTTCTGCAAGAGATACACCAGAGTTTGCAAAATATCTATTGCCAAAATATGATGCTTTATTAATTCCAGATCTTGGTCTAAAAGGTTTTACACAGTCTTCTAAAGAATATATCATTTTCATTTTTTCTTTAGTTGATGTAAAAAGTTGCGGTGCTCCAGAGTTATCAAACCCTCCATCTACAACAACATCAGCATCTGTTGCACCTGTATAATAATTTCCTACATCTAGGCTATCAAATGTTAAAGGAAGTGTTCGGTATTGTACCTCTGATCCTGTTGGTCTATATCTGTAGTTTCCAAGTTTAAATATATTATCTGGCATATTCATATTCCACTCAGCCAGAACTAACGACTGCAATTGTACTGTTGAAGATGTTTCTAGATGTGTCTTTAATGTCTCACTAACAAACATTTAGACCTCTTCCAGCGATACCGAAATATTCCAGAGATCGTGGTTTGACCCACCACGCTTTACAACAGAGTAATTAAAGTCTGTTATATAAACCTGCATTATTTGATTATATTGTGCAAGATGGCCATAGGCTGCGTCATCTTTACCAAAGTTTGAATACTTGTCATATGCTAGAAACATCCAAAAAGGCCCTGTGTGGTTTTCATACCAATCAAGCAGTTCTACTCCACCTGCTCCACCATCTGAGGTAAACTCTCCAGTTGTATTTTTGTCAGGGGATAAGCCAGTAGACAAAAACCCTGCATCTTGAAAGTATGACCTTGATGGCAAGTTACTCCAGGAAACAGACATTGTTAGTTTGTCTGCTATGTGGTATGAACGCATACGTCCATTGATAGTTCTTTGTCTTTGCTCTATTCTTATTGGTGTAAAATTTAGTTCCCCACGATTATGGTCTGAAAGAATGAGAAATTGATTAACTAGATCTGGATCTGTAGACCCTGCAAAGTTACCTTGTACTTCATAGCCGTCTGGTAGGTATACCCCATTAACGAGTGTGCCAGGGTTCTCAGACCACAGTAGGGCTTGTGGGCGCTGATACCTACGTCTACCTGTCAAATACGCTGCTGTAGCCATTTAGCCCCTCTGTGTCCTAATTCTCTGTGAGTCAACTTGTCTAATTTGTGTCATAACAACTCTTGCAATATCCTCTGGATTTGCATCAGATTTAACATTGACGTTTAGATTATAATTATACACCTTCTCGCCTTCGTATGAGCCAGAATTAATAGCCTTCATTTTATCAACACCATATGAGTCAACTGCATATTTACTCATTACGAATTCGCCAGGGGTAAGCATTGCTGGAATAATGTCGGTTCCTCTTGCTGATCCACCTACTGCAAAATACTTAGGCTTGACCATTCCACCACTTGCATATGCTGCTTGCTGACCTCTTGATGCATATCCTGCTGCTCTTGCTGCATATTGTGCATTTTGTTTTGCAAGTGCTGCAAGCCTATCTGCTTCTGCTTTTTGTGCTGCCTTTTGTTGATCCATGTAGGCCTTGGATGCTGGCTCTCCTGCCTTTGCTGCATCTGCAATTGCTTTCTTTGCATCTTCTATTGCTTTCTTTAGTGCTGCACTTGTTGCTGCTGCTTCGGCATCAGCCTTTGCTTGTGCTGCAAGTTGTGCATTTAATTCTTCTTCTGCCTTTTTGTTTGCTGCGTCAGTTGCTTCTGCTGCTGCGTTTGCTGCATTGGTTGCTGCTGTGACTTGTGCAGGAGTTGCAACTGTAGTTGTTGCTGGTGGAATAAATGCACTATCTTTTGAATACTTAGCATTATTAATTTGTGAAAGGGCTGCAGCAATTGAATCAACAATATCTTTCATAGTTTTAAGTGGACCATCATTAATTTCTGTCAACTTGGCCTTATACGCATCAAGTTTAATCTGTATAGATTCCCAACCTAGTTTTTCTTTATCAATTGCAAGAAGTTTTGCATCAAGTATTTTTTGATTAGCATCAAGTTCATTCTGCAATCTATCTAACACTTGTTGTGCATTAAATAGTTGATTTGCTTTAATTCCATCAATTACAGTTTCAACATCTCTAATTGCTAAAAGTTTTACTTCTCTTAATTCTGTTATATTGTAAACCTGATCTTCTAATGAAAGAATCTGTGTTTGAATAGTTTTTCTTTGTTGTTCAAGTGCATAAGACTGTTGACCAATTCTAAACTGTTCTGCTTCAATTTGTGCCTTTGTCATACCACCTGAAGATACAAGGGCTTCTGTTTCAGCCTTTCTTGCTGCTGCAAGAAATTCTCCAGATCTACGGTTTGCTGCATCTGCTGCAGTAGATCGCATCTCATTTGCTAGTTGTGCTGCTGAAGAAATGTCACCTTGAGATAGTGCATCAGCAAGAGAAATTCTCTTTTGCTCTTGTGCAGCAATCTCTTGATTAAGTTCAGAAATTGTCTGGAGAGCAGCCTCTTGCTTATCATACTTCTCATTGATTGCTTCTGTAGCCTTATCAATTAATGTTAGGTCATTTGACAATACCGCTGATCTATCAGACAATGCCTGTAGTGGTCTATCAAAATCAATTTCCATCTTTCTTTGAGCATCATTGATGTTTTCCTGAATATCGTCAAGAAGATTTTGACCAATCTTTGAGTCGTACTTAAGTTCAAAATTAATCTTATCAATCTTATCTTGCTGTTTTTGAATATCATCATTTACCTTTTGGACAGCATCTTCTGCAACAACTATCTTTGCCTTTAATTCAAAGTTGGCTAAATCAAACTGATTCTGTAATGTCTTAGCCTGTAGGTCAAGAGCAGCAATGTTTGCATCAATGGCATCTTGTGTTTTTTGTTCAAAGGTTTTTGTTTGTTTTGCAATTAACTCAAGAAGATCAGAATACTCCTTTGTCTTATTTATTAAATCACCAAACTTATCTTTAGTATTTACAGTTGCATCGGCTGAAGCAATTGCAAAAGCATTATTCTTATCTTTTAATATTTCAAGAATAACTTCATGTTTTACACCAGCAGCAGTAAGCCTCTTAAATGCCTCAACCTGCATCTTTGTCTCTGAAATATTATCACTAAGTTTAATCATGCTTAATTGATAATTAAGATTAATGGTCTTTTCTATTTCTTTGTTTAATTCTGCTTGCTCTTCCTTCGTGGCTTTTAATCCACCCTGTGCTGCAATTTTTGCAGTTAATGTTACATTTTGTAATATCTTTTGAATCTCAAGTGAGTTATAGCCTTCCTTTGTTAAAAGTTGATGCGCTGTAACTTGATTTTCAATTTCTTTACTTGCATCTTTTACATCTTGAATGTATCCACCAATGGTGGCCTTTCGGAATCCTTCGTTAATAACAACAAAATCATCTTTAAGACCAGTAATTCTTCCATTCTTTGCTACATTAAATAATGTTGCTGACCATATTTTAAATTGCTCTGCATCTAATCCCCTAATAATTTCCATGAAGTCTTTATCAATAGCAATTCCAGCAGACTTTGCTGCTGCCTCTATTTGCTTAATCGCTCCACGTTGTTGATCAAGCCCTGGATTTATGGAGTCCTTGCCACCATCTTTAAGGAATTTTCTTAAAGATTCTAAAGGATTAAGTGCATTAAATGCACCTTCCTTAACCAACTTAAGTCTTTGGGCAAGATCATTAAGGAAGGAATCATCTCTTTTTGGAGCATCCCCTGTATTGCTTGTAGGGCCACCTGGAACATCACTATCGCTTATTCCAGTACCCTTCCATTCAATACCCATAGCCTGTAGCGCATCTGTATATGCCTTTACACCTGCTGTAGATTTTCTCCATGCATCGTATTGTGATGCTGCAGCCGTTCTTGCTGAATCAACATAAAGTGTTGCTGGGTCTTTTTGTGCAGCATTTTTCATAAAACCTATTCGCAAGGTTTTTTCAATATCTGCTCTAACAGAATCTGCATCCTTTAACATTGTAAATGCAAAAATTGCTTCAAATCTTTTTTCTGCAGGAAGTTTCATAAAATAGTCTATATTGCTTGTAACATAATCCAAGGTAGCATTGGCTGGCATTCCTGCTCCAGCAAGTTCTGTTTGATATTTTTGTAGTAACTTAACGTCAAACTGACCGTTAGGAAATCTTCTCTTAATTGCATCAATTTCTTTTCCAAAGGTATTAAGACGCTCAATGTCGCTTTGGTCAATTTCCATTCCCATATTTACTGGAATTGTATCTGGAGCCTTAGCATATTCCTCAAGTGCAGTAAGAACATTTTTAAGTTTTGCAGGATCTCCCATTAATCGTTCTGTTAGGCTTTCAAACCCTTGTTGTTTTGTAGGAGTTTCAAATCTTCCTAATAAAATTCCAATTCTTGACAATGTTTCTGGATCAGTATTTTCTAATGTAAACTTAATTACCTGATTTATATCTTTACCATTTCTTTCAACAACATCCTTAAGAAGCAGCATCTGTTCTGGAGATATTGTTTTTGATTCAACAAGAAGTGATATTCTAATAACATCTTCAATGTCCATACCCTGCAATTGATTACCAAGAAGTTTTGCACCTATGCTGTTGTCCCAGGCCTCTTGCATACCAAGGACTGCTGCATCCATGGTCTTTGCAAGCATTTTTTCATCTTTAGTTTTAATTCCTGGTATAAAACTAAGCATTGAGGCAGGATCAGTAAGGAATGTTTCTGTAAGCCCCTGGCCAAGACCTTCTGTTTCGTCTTTATAATTTCTTACAACCTTAATATATGAGTTTATAGTATCTTGTTGTTTTTGAGCAAGAGCATCTAAGCCTGCAGTTCTATTTTGTTCAAGTTCTGTAATTCTTGCAGTAATTCTTTCAATTTCTTTTAGATTTGTTGTTCTATCTTTTTCAAGAGAAAGGTTTGCTATCTGAACATCATACTGATAATTTAATGCATCAGCAGACTGTTGAATGGCTGAAAAGTTTTGTGCTGCAACTCCTTGTAATAGTCCTGCTGCTGCTCCAATTGCCTCTGCTTCTTTTCCTTTTTGGAATATTCTAGTTGCAATTGTTCCTATTGCAGCACCTGCTAAAATAAGTCTTCCTACAGGAATTGCCGACATGGTTGCAGACATGCCAGTTACTGCAGTTCCTGTAAGTTGAGCCTGAGCAGCAACTGCCATTAATGACGAACTATATGCTTTTGCTGCAATTGCTCCTCCAGCAAGAGCGCCACCTGCAAGGCCGAAGGCTTCGCCTTTACTATAAAGTCCTAATTGAGCAGACCCAACATTTTGGAAATTTTGTGCTGCGGTATCAAAGCCTGTTTGATTTGCTCGGATTAACTCAAGTTGAACCTTTAAAGGATTTTTTGCAAGGTCTTGTCCATCTGGACCAAGAATTTGCATTAACTGGCCTTGCATCTTATATTCTAAGTTTGGATCCTTAAGGTCTCTTGCCATCTTTGTAATAATTGATTCTGCTTGTAGATAAGAAAGGACTCCTTGATTTACTGCAGATGCCAGTTGTGCAGTAGAAATTTGTCCAGCAACTGCAGACTCATACTGCTCTGAAAGTTTTGTAAAGTCATCTTTAAACTTTTTACCAGGCTCAGAGGAAAGAAAACTTTCTCCAAATTCTTGACTGGCAGCACCTGATACAGTAGTTCTTCCTAATCTCTGTTGTTCTGCAACCTGAGTTCTTGAAACCGTTCCAGTTATAGCGCCAAAGTCTTCTAGTTTTTTACTTGTCATAGAGAATGACTCAGCAAGTTTGTTGCCCTCTATAATTGCCTTTTTAATTTGTTTAGATTGCATAATTAATATACCAGCATATCCCAAAGCAACTCCTGCAAGAAGTTTAAATGGTGTGTTTAATATTGGCATTAACATTGATAACATTGCAACTCCACTTAGAGTGCTCATGTTTCTTGCCATTAATCCGTCTGGATTTGTAGAAGCCTGTGCCATACCCATCATAGGAAGCATAGAGGCAGCCATTCCAATACCCATATTCTTGCCCATGTTGTTCATCTGCTTTAACTGACGAGCATTCTTTAACTCTTCCTTAGTCATTGCTGTTCCAACTTGAGCATTTTTTGTTGTGCTATCTGTTGCTGCATCTACTGCTGTTGTAGTAGAAGCAAAAGATGCTTTAACTTTTGAACCAGCGTTTTTTACACCATCTAGTGCGTTTGCTGCTAGTTTTGACTGTCTTGCAGCCCTTGCTGTTTCTGATGCAAAGTTTGTAATTGATCTAGTGTCTCTATCTGAAAAAACTGATCTAATTGCATTTCCCATTCTTTTCTTTGATGTTGGTGGAGTGGTAATAGGATCTCCCCAAGAATCTACACCTGGTGTAGGGGCTGGACCTGAATACTTTCCACCTGGTTTTAATGATGCTGGGTAGCCATCCCAACTAACATTTGATGCTTCATACCCAGGAACATTATCTGCAATCATTGAACGAATAAGTGGCATATACTTTTCAGATTGTTTTGCAGGAATTACCGCTTCACCTGGTGAAAGCATTGCAGGCTGAATATCTCCAGCACCCTTTGGGCCAGGGACTGAAACAATTCCATTTGCATATGCTGGAATATCACCAACAGCAGCATTGTAAATCTTCTTCCAGTCTGCTTTTTTAGCATCTTCTAAACGAGCAACTACAGCATCGTAAAGTTCTCTTTCTCTTGGGTTTAACTTAAATGTATCAATTGTTGCTTTATATCTAGGAATAGATTCTTCAATTTCTTTAAGCATTGCGTTTTTAAATTTTGTAAAACCCATTTCTGCAGCAATTCCTTGAACAGATCTTGAAAAGTCTTTTGATGCTCCACCCTTTACTGCTCCAAAGTTTATTAAAAGTTGCTCTTCTACTGACTTCATCTCATCTGCATATTTAACTCTATTTGATGCAGTCGGGAATACTCCAGCATTACTCATATCTACTACATCGTTACCACTAACATTGTCTGTCTTAAGATCCTTATCTCCACGAATACCAGAGGCTAGGGTTTGTTTAATAAATTGTTTTGGTGTAAACTCTCCAGTTGGATTAGCAAATCTTGGGTTATAGTCTGATTCAATAACAAGGACTTTTCTTTGTTTACTTAAGTCTGTTGGATCTGCAATAACCTTAATTGATTGATTTGATGGAGTATCAAGTTCGCTACCCTTTCTCATTAAGGTAGACATTCGCATTTCTGCTAAAGCAGCCTCTTCACTTTCTACAGCCTTGTAAACTACAGTTCTACCATTTGGTAATTGATAAACTCCATTGACCGCTCTTGAAATTGAGCCAACGCTAAATCCACCAAGTTTTTGTATTTTTGTTCCAGTGTCTGTAACAGGAAGATTTTTAAATCTACTTTCCTTGATTTGTGCATCTATTTTTTCTGCCATTGCACGTTGTGCTTGTACCTTTTTAAATGGAATTGGCATTCCAAGAGAAACAACTCCACCAGCCAACTTTACTGGATTAACCTTCATCATTGCATTGTCTATAAACCTAAAATCATCGTAATACGAAGGTTGGCGATTTAATCTATATTCAAGTACAGTTTGAAGAGCCTTTTTATCATTTGGAAGGTTTTCAAATGGAGTCATTTTTAGATTGTCAAGAAGTTCTCTTGCTTGTGCAGCATTTACTGGGTGGCCACCCTTAACTTTTCCAAACTTAGTTCCTCTTAGTGCAGAGTTAAACCATGCCCAGTCTCTTGCAATTTTACTTGGTGCCCAATCTTCAGGTGTGCGATTCTGAGATCTCACTTCTCTAATGTGACTTGGGGTTAGTTTCTTAGCATCAAAACCCTTTAAAGACTGTACAACATCTGGACCTAATACTCTTTCAAGATAAACTTTTTCTTCATTTTGTAAATAATTTTGTAGTTTTGCAAGATGAGGATTTTTTGATTTAACTAATGCCCTAAATCTCTTATCTGCAATATCTTGGTTTTGATTACTCTTTCTTTGTGCACCTGCTTTTGGAAGACGAGTATATATATCTCCTGGTTTAATAATTTCTGATTGTTCACGTAGTGAAGGCTTTTTACCTCCACTTAGTGGTCTTGTAATTGCTTTAATTAGTGCTTGTTCTGTATTATCTTTTCTTACATTTTTATTTCCACTTCCATGGATTGGTGACTTCATCCATGCTTCATTTTCTTCAAGTTTAACTTTAAATGTACTAATATCTTTTAGTGGAATTAGGAAAGATGTATCACCAGCAAAAACACGAACCTTGTCTCCTTCTTGAGAATACCTAATTCCAGGAAGTGATGGTGAAATTTGCCTTGCTCCAATTGGAATAACTGGAGCCATAGGTCCAATAGGTCCTCTTGCAGATGAGCCTCTTACAATATTTGGAGATGATGGCAAGGCTCCAACTCTTCCAGCAAAAAATCCTGGAACCTTGTCTTGAATAATCTGATTAATAAATCCTGAATACTTTTGTGTTTGCTTTACTGGAATAACGGATTCTCCAGGTGATAGCATTGCTGGAATTACATCTCCTGCCCCTTTTGGTCCTGGAACAGATGTTGTTCCTCCCGCAAATTTCTTAGGAAGAATCATTCCACCTCTAGGCATAAACATGCCTGGGTTATTTGCTGCAAATGCTCCCATGGATGCTGTAGCCCTTGTGTAAGCACTTGTTAGAGATGCTAAGGCAGATGCCTCTAAAGCATATGCTGCAGATAGTTGTTGGTGTTTAGAGTAAAGTGCATTGCTAATAGAGATGTTTTCTAATTCTTCTTGTGATAAATACTGTGTTTTTAATGCTGCATCAGTTGATCCCGCTGCAAGTTGCTGATATCCTTTACGAAGAACCTGAATACCCTTAACAGAGTTTGCAACAGCGTTTGCAAGCAAACCAAATGTCATTAAGAATATAGGTCCTAGTCCACCAACTACGACAGTGATAACTCCAATAGCCTTTTTTATTCCATCTGGAAGGCCATTAAACTTTTCTGCCATTCTTGTAATAAACTCAATTACTGGAGTAAAGACTTTAGCAAATAGTTCACCAATAGGTGCAATAGATGCTTTTAATCTTTCTACAGATCCAGCCAACTTATTCATTGGTGAATCTGCTTGAATTTTTAATTCTCGCTGACTTAAGATTGCAAGTTCTTCAACAGATGCATTAGTTAGTTGAAGAACACGAGCAGCCTGCGTTCCTTCTCTTCCTAAGTTATTTAAAAGTGCAGAAATTCTAGCAAACTGATACTTACCAAAAACTTTTTCAATTACTCTTGCTTTTTCAAGATCTGTTAATGGTTGCAATGCTTTTGCAAATCCAGTTACAGTATTTCTTAAGTTACCAGCATTTGCTTCAACAATACCCTTAATATTAATTCCAACTGCTGCTGCTGCTTTAGATGCAGCGTTACTTGGATTAATTAAAGATGCAAGACCAGATTTAAGTGCGTTAGCACCTTGTGCTGCGCTGATTCCACCTTCTTGCATTGCAGCCATAAAGTATGCAAGGTCTTTTACGTCTCCACCAAGTTGCTGAATAACTGGTGCAACCTTTGGAATTGCTTCTGTTAAATCATCAAGTGCTACAACAGTTTGGTTTTCAACTGCGTTAAGAAAATCAATTGTTCCAGCCATTGCTCCAGTGTCAATCTGAAAAGCGTTCTTTAATGCAATTGTAGTTTCTAATGCCTTTTCTTGTGTTACTCCACCAAGTACTGCAAGTTTATTTGTTTGTTCTACAAGTTGCTGTAATCCCTTACCAGAAAAACCTGCTGCTGCAGCATCGGCTGCCATCTTAATTGTGTCAGAAACTTTAAGTCCATACTTTGTATACTCATCAGCAAGATCACGAATATTTTTTAGAGCAGCATTAGTTGCTCCCTGGTCTGTGAAGATATCTCCGTAAACCTTCTTAAATCTAATTACCTGAGTTTCAATTTCCTTAAATGTTTTAATTGCTTGAGCACCAAAGAGCATAAGTGGAATTGTAAAACCAACCATAAGTTGGCGACCTGCCCACTGAGTATTTTTACCAAAGTTTAATAGTTTTGTTGAACCATCATCAATAAGTTTATTTAATATTTGTTGTTTTTGTGTTGCTACCATCAACTGGGTAGTTAGGTTTTGCATGTTTAAAGATTTTGGAGTAAACTTCATGGCGTTCATTGCGCCTTGGGCATCTCGTCCTAATTGCACATATTGCTGTTGTAAAGTTTTTACACGCTTATCAACTAACTTGCCAATAGTTTCAAATTCACGACCAAAAAACTTTCCAAAAGTCTTGGTAGATGCTGCACCATATCTAAAATACTCTTTAAGTGATAGTCTTTGTCTATCTAGGTTTGTAGCAAACTGCTCAGAGGCAGTGCTCATTCTTGTCATTGATGCTGTCCACTGACCAGTGGCATTTACATTGTGTAGAAGAGATTGTGCGTATTTTGCTTGGGCTGCTGCTGCAGCCTTTGTTCCAACGATTAAGGAACGGTTAAGGGCTGTTAGTTCCTTCTCAAGTAAACGCAGTTGCGCCATTGCTTGTGAAGTATCAATATTTATAAAAATATTGCTATTTGTATCTCCAGCCATTAACCGTTAGCCTTAAACCGTTATAGTTCTTCTTGTGCTAAAGCAAGTAAAGCGGTATCTGAAAGATTAATTCCAGATGCTGCCTCAATGATTGAATAAACTGTAGGAAGATCAATTACATCCTCAAGTTTCTCAATGCTTTCCCCCAACTCTGGCTTATACTGCTCCATAGCGATTGCTACACACTCAATTAAAAGTGTCATAGACTTATCGTTATCATTTTGGACTGCCCCCAAGCCCTCAAACTTCTTCATAAATTTACGCAAAAGTGAGATCTTGAGAGGTCTTACCTTGATCTTTGTTCCATCAATCAGGGTAATTATTTTTTCTTCATGTACTGTTGTAGTCATAACTTCCTCTCAGTAAGTTACCTCAATTATAGCATAAACAGCCTATTACATTAGGTTTTCGTAGTCAAGGCCCATGCCTATGCCAAACCCTGCTTTTTGTGCATTTGCACCCTGTAAAGACAGGACATCGTTGCTATCACTGGTTTGACCCTTGCTAAATACTCTAGCCTTCATGTCTTCCCATTCTTTTTGACCTTTATCTTTATTTGTTTCCCCGTCTAAATCTACACCTTGAATTGCTGCAAGAAATTTTTTTTCTTGATAATCTAATTCTCTAATTGATCCAATAGTTGCCACTAGTTCAGGCATTGAAAGATTTGCTTCTAGTTCTTGATAGTCTTTCCAAATACCAAGTAAAAATATCTCAGACTCTAACTTTGCTAAATCTAACTCATCCCAGCCACTACCCATAGTATCTTCTTTTAGGGCTTGTTCTTTTACTGGCTCATCTACTTCTCCATTAACGCTAATACCGCCACCGATATTAATTATTTTATATATTGTAGGTAGGTCTACATGATCTTCTAGTTCTTCAAGTGTCTTTGCAATTTCTGGTTTATACTGTTGCATAGCAATTCTTGCACATTCTGACAAATAGGATATTGATTCAAGATCATTCTTTGATTCTTTTATTAAATGGAATGCTTCCATAAACTCTCTAAGATACTTAATCTTAAGAGGATAAATTTCTATCTTTTCACCATCCATTAAGGTAATAATGTCGGATTTATATATTCTTGTTGCCATCTTATCAATTTTACCACAAACAAAAAGCCCACCCCCAGTTAAGGGAGTGGGCCAGTTGTCAGTTTATATTAAATTGAGTTTGATGCCCAAGTACGGTCAACGATCTTACCGTATGATCCAGAAGCGTCCTCTGGTAGTAGACGGAATGAAACTTCAAACATTGAAGCCTCATCACGCTTTGCTGAAACTGTTACGTTTTCAATAGACAAAGCACGGTATGCTACGTAAACTCTCTCAATGTATGGAGAATCTGCACAGTCACCTGTACCTGGTCCAACTGCAACAATAGCACGTTCTACTGGACATTCTCCGATGTCACCTGCAGAAAGATTTAATGTTCTTCCTGCTGATGTCAACTTGTTTCCAGATAGATCATCCTCATTTGCGGCCAATGCGAGAAGCAAGTTCTCTAGAGTAGCCTCAGCAAAAGCAGTTGCAAGATTAACCTGCATACCCTGCTT